TAATTTGATTTACATCCATCTCCTTAAGTTCAGATACAATTTTACCGCACTCCTTCATGCAGAGCTTACCACTAAGTGTATTCAAAGTTAAGATTTTGGACGTTCGGCCTTTATACTTCTTCTCAATATACTCAACGACTTCACTCCTACGATTATAAGAAATATCGTTGTCAACGTCAGCAAGAAGAGAGCCGTCAAGAAAAATTTCACCGCCATGCTCAATTTGTTTTGCTCTACTTCTAGATACGAATCTTTCAAAAAATAAGTCATATTCAATTGGGTCAATATTTGTTACACCTAAAAGATACAGTACTAATGAACCTGCCGCAGATCCTCGCCCAGCACCTGTCGGGATATCTTGTTTTTTACAATAGTAAAGTACGTCCCAGTTGAGAAGGATATAATCAATAAATCCTAACTCCTCAAAGATCTCAAGTTCCATAATCGTACGATCATAGTACTCTTTATTATTTGGGAGTTTAGTAATACCCTTCTCCCTTAAACCTTTTCTAGAAAGCTCGTATAGGATCTCTTTGTTTGGGCTACCCTCCTCTAGTCCTAAGTCATCTAGAATTTCTTTTGGGACTACAATCTCTGGCAGCTTTACTCCAGCTGGAAATGGATTTTTGTATCTCATAGCTCTATATTAAATAACTGCTTTCTAAAAATCTTGAAGTTCATCTCGATATCGTAGAGGGCATCGTGCAATCTATTCTTATCATGAGGAATGTTGTACTTTTTAAGTAGCGCTGCTTGCCCCGTTCGCAAGCCTCGTTGGAAAAAACTGTTCCAACCGTATTGCCAACATATGAAGTTATTAAAATCAGGCTTATCCTCTTTTGCTATAGCTCTAGCCAAACTAAGAGTATCTATAATTCTGTTCACATAAGAATGATCAGACCCCAAACCCATCAACTTTCTCCAGACATTAATCATATACACATCAAATCCTAAGAGGTTCTGACCGACAATCCTATATTCTGGATTATAAAGCTCTTTAGAGAAATCATCCCAAACCAACTTTGGGTCTTCAGCTTTTGATTTATAAAAATCTTTATCAAATCTTGTGATTCTAGCTGCATCTTCAGACATATTTAAGTCTTCCCACCAAATATATCTATTATTCTTCTCTAAAATTGTATCTCCTTGAGCTATAATCCAAGAAACTTGGTACGGTTTGGACTTGATCAAATTCAAGCCTTCAGTTTCTGTATCTAACACTAGATACTTCTGTTTCTTGTCAAATCTTAATAATTGATCATTCATGACTGCTCAAGGTAACTTTCCAGACAAAACTCTTCGCTTCCAAAATGACTTAAGTTTGGGCTGCTAAGGGTTGATTGTTTACCGAAGGATCTATTCGAAAGAATCTTGTATGTTTGGAGAGCTTCGACATCCTTCTTCTCTTTGTAAAGTATGGTCTTCGTCTTGACAACCTTATATTGCTTTCTTTTTACAGCTTCTTCAAGCTTGGTATTTAGTAGGTGGTCGAAAGGAAGAGAGTTGTCTTCGCTCCAGAAGACAGGATTTAATCCTTCTAGATTAGGGATACAGTTTTTTTGGTGAAAATTGTTTTCGTAAAGGTAACTGTCGTAGAAGGGAACCACAAAGGATAGGGCTGAACTGTCCCAATACTCTTTGAATGAGGCGTAATCTATGCGGCCACCTCCCTCCGTAAAAGCGCAAGAATAAATTTTATTCAGCAACTTACATCCTTCATCATTCTTTGCGAAGATAATATTTTTATGATTAGAACTTTTAGAATCCTCCTTCATGTCATTACAGAAGGTGATTCTCAATCCATAATACAGATTCAAATCGTTATCCAAACAGACTTTGAATGCCTTCATAAAACTAGTAAGGTTGTCCTCTACCAGAATAATATCCTTGATGCCATTATCAACGCACATTTCAATCAAAGAGTCTGACCCAGAATCTTCTGACTCGCCTTTTAGGGTTAAGATACTTTTACCGTACGAGTATGTAGATTTAAATACTGGGGTCATCACTCCCTCATTCTACACAACTCTGAATAAAGATCAAGAACAATGAGACGGACAACCTTTATAATATTGAATTTCGTAGGTACAATCATCTGGAACAGCATCCTCAGAGAACTCCTCCTCAAAGCAGGAGCCTACAATTTGGCCATTTGCATTTTTAAAGACATAATAAAAGAAATCAAACTTCATAGCGCAATGCCACTTTTTTGTTCCATCCTTTTTTAGTTCTCCTTTTTGGGTTGCGAAACCACAGAGTAGTCTGCCACTAAATGATTTATCCGAAGGGAAACCTTGGTCTAAAGCCATATTAGCTAAGGCATCATCTTTAGAGAAGCTATCCAGATACTTTTGAATCTCGGTTAATTGCAATTCAAAACCGAAAAGATCCTCGTCGCTCAGTGGAGCCATTCTCATCACTCCACTTTTTTTTGCGTCTGGATCTAACTCAAATTTTAAGAATAAAAATTCGCTCTGTTTGTTTTCATACTCTGGATACAGATGTTTTGTAGCTAAGCTATACATCAAATCCTGCATGTTGTCTTCAAGATCTTTACCTTTGAAAACATCCTTGCTAGTCTTAAAGTCTCTAATCAAAGCAAACTTTTGTTTTTTATACAAAAAGAGTTTGTCAATAAAGCCTCTGATCCTGTAAGCTATCTGGCCATCATTCTTCACAATATCGAAGTCCTGCTCAGAAAGCCCTTTTGTAGGCTTGTCTAAATCGCCACCAAAAAAGTCGTAGTTAAGACCGTTAAAGGTCATCTCTTTGATTAATTGAATATTGTCCTCGTCATCAACTTCTTCGCGACGAGCATGCTTCATTATCAAACGCTTAATAGAAGGCACAGCGAAAATATCTTCAGCCTCCATGATTTTGTCATAGTGAGACTTCCGCTTTTTTTCTCCTAAAAGTTCAAATATTAAGTGGCAGATAGAACCCCTTTTAGCTCCGTCATTGCTGGTATCAGGAAGCTTCAGCTTATACTTACACCAATACAACCACGAACAACCTTGGGCAGTCTTAATTCTGCTCGCGGATAAAGCTGTTTTAGGTTCAGTCATTTATTTTTTTAGCCATTTTACTTTCCGCCTTAGTGAATAAGGTCGGGTTCTTAGAGACAAAATTACTAATATAATCTTTTTGCTCTTGTTGATCTATATGTCTACTAAGCCAGTTATTGATATTATAACCACTCTGATACATTTCTCCAAAATCATTTTCATTTTGAGGAAGTTTGATAGTAAGATTATCTAAATCAAAACACTTTGCTAGCTTCAAATAGTTCTTAATTGCGGCTATCAATCCTCTATTCTGTGAGGATTTAGAATCATTATTTGTCGAGATATAAATATCATCTAAGACTTTGCTAGACAAATAATTAATAATATTAGGACTAGCCGAAAGCCCAAACAATACTAAGACATTTTTAACGCCTTGATCATGTAGAGCCATTGCATCACCTATACTCTCAACCAAGATAACTTGACTCAAACGGTCAATTTCTGCACTACACTCATTCTCTTGAATGCATGCTGGATAAACCCAAGTATTCTTTTTGCCAATATGCTTCCATTTGGGATAATCGTTATCCTCGTCTATTTTTCGGCCAGAGAAACCAATAATATGATTGTCTTGGTTGTAGATGGGGAATACCATCCTGCGATACATTTTACCTACCCCAGCCAAGCCAATTTTAAAAGCTTTTTGAGTTTCCTCTGAGATCCCACGATCTTTGTAAAACTTGTAATTTGGGAAAAGTTTGTCTAAGCAATCCTCTGGATAAATTTGTTCCATTTCTATTCTGTCTACTTTTTGGGCGACATAAACTTTATCGCTTTTAATTTTTTTTAAAGTTTCAGAGATCTTCTGGTCATCGCCCACAGTCATTCGAACTAAAGCCTCAAAAGGTAAAGATCCTTTAGGCTCTACAAAGTCCATCCAGACTCCAGTATTTTTATAAATTTTTAAAGCGGTAGCATTATCCCCATTACGATACAAAGCTTGTGATCTCCAATGATCACCACAATCAATAAGTTTATAACCTATAGAACTTAAAACCTTCTCAAACTCTTCAGAGGGAACCAAGTTCTGGGATGTTTTGTCTCTCCTGCCTTGCTGGTGCATCTGGTATACTGTCATCTAATTGTGGATTTCCATTTTGTACAGCGACAATATCTCTCAAGTCGCCACACTCCGTAATATTAAAATTATTGAAGTCTAAATTGATAAAGTTCTTTCTTAGGGAATCTTCAACTTGAACTGGTTCAATAGCTCCAGCTATGTCTCTACCCAAACTTCTATACTTAACACTGATCATCTTATGAGTGCCAAACCGCTGACCCTCCAACTGTATCTCGTCCTCCGTCTTGCGCCTGATGATGAACATGTGGGAACAGAACTGTGTGATTCGATCAGAGAGCGATACAATACTTTCGTCATCAATAATGTTTTGAGAGTTTCTGTTTGTTGTGATACCGCTTCTGTTCGACTGAACAGAAGTGATCATTGGGATAACTGGGTCTCCGTTTTCAAGAACTTCCTTCTGAATGCATCTTTTAAACTTGTCTACCATCTCACCAACAACCTGCCACTCATTCTTGTTGCCTGTGGAGTCGTTAGTCGTTTTAATGTAATCAAAAGAAAAAACCATCTTGTTCCCCCTGCCAACAGTTGAGTAGTAGAATCTCTTAAGAGTGTTAATCATGACATCAACATCCATTCCACCCACATTATAATAATAGAATTTTAATTTACTTATTTTTGGCCATACAGATCTAACTTTATCCACCACATCCTGCCCAGCTTGTCTCCATTTGCCACTTTCAAGAAGATGCATTGGGACTCCAGAGTGAGCTGCACACTGACGCATGATCAGTTCCTCTTTGCTCATTTCGCCATTATCAAAATGCAAAACTGGAACATCGTATTTTAGCGCAACCTTAGTCGCATAATCCATGCAGAACTGAGTCTTGCCAACTCCAGAACGAGCGACAATGACTGTGATATTACCCGGGCGTAAAAGAGAACCGTAAATATTATTTACTTTATCATGTGGCCCCATCATTCCAAACTCTTCGATTGGATTGTTCCCTCGCTCCTCGATCATATGCTCCATATCTTCATAGATATTTTCGGGAAGATCGCTTCCAATATCAAACAGGTTAATCTTAGAGTTGTAAATTTGATCAGCGGTTTCGACAATCTCTCTGTAAGAAGATTCTGGAGCCATCCCCTTCATCTTCTTTGAGATCAACTCTGAAGACTCTACAATCTCTCTTCTAATGGAGAACTTCTTAAGCTCCTTTGCTGTTTTAATCAAATTTCCTGAAGGAACAGATCTCATAGCGAGAGACTTGATATAATCAGCAGCATTGATATTTCCTTCAAAGCTGAGTCCAACTTCATTAACCCTTTGAGCCAAGATAATATTATCTAACTCCTCCCCCGCATCAACAGATTGCTTAATTACCCTGAAAATGGTAGCATGTAAAAAAGAAGCTTCAGAATAAAAATCCTTATGACCAATGAAATTAGAAATCTCAATGAGGGAAGGCGGATCTTTTAGTAGTCCAGCTAAAAGCTGTTTTTCTAATTCGTAGCTATAGATCATTAGGCTGTTCGTTTTCTTTTTCTAATCTAGCAAGGTGCTGACTGAGAGCTTTAGTTAAACCTAATTCGGTTATCATAGAATCAAATTTGGTATAAATAATTGGATCACCAGATTCATTGGCTGCAATCATAATAACTCCCTTGTGCTTATCGGAGTCGCCAGAAATTTCGTACAGTTTCTCCACAAATCCACTTGGGATTGAGAATGCTTCTTCATCTTTGCTCATAAGTAAATGTCTTGGTTTTCAAAAAATGACTGATCCACAGTGTCATTTGGGTATATCTCTACCAGTTTTATATCGTTCATCTCGCAGAAGTCGAGCTTTTTTTGATCTCTTTTCAGTTGGTCTAAAAACTTAAATCTGTTCTTATGAAAATGTTTGACATATTTGGTGTGTTGAGCGCCCTGAACTTCAATAGCTATTTTTTTATTAGCATTGTAAAAGTCTAATGACAATCGGCTACCAACCACCCTGAACTCTTCAAAAACAACATCAGTACTCCAGTATGGGTAGAGGAAGTCTTTTACGTTTTTCTGGAACTTGCTTCGGCTAGAAGCTTCCCAATCTATGTGATATTTTCTGGGGTTTTTAAGGTTCCTCAACTTGCCGTCTGTAGAGTAAAATTTCATTCTTGACCGCTAAACATTTTCTTAAAATACGCCACTAGATATTGGCAGAGGGCTGAGTCATCTTCAATCAAAGAGAATAACTTATTCTCCCCCTGAACTTTTTCAGGAAGCTCAAAGCCTCCTTCAGAAAGGACTTCTCTGAAGTCTTCTGTAATAGAGATCCAAGCTCCAGACTTTTTGATGAACTCCCAAGCTTCAAGCGTCCCAACAACCTCTTTCTCTACCCAGATTGAATTACCACCAGTTCTTCCATAACGGATCGGGTAAGATATCCGAGTATTAGTCTTTTCGTTTGGAGATTTTTTTACAACTACTTTAGCATAATGTCCAATAGCTGGATTAGTCTTTGGGTCCATCTTTTTGACAGATGGATTAAGTAGTATCTGATCTCCACCGAAGCGAGGCTCAAACTCAATAATCCAGTTGGCGAAGTGAAGTAGAGCATTGCCACCTGTCGCGGTTGTCTGGCGAACGGGAGCTTTTGAGTATGGGTCTAGCTTAATATCTGCTCTAACCTGAGAAACGAAGATCGCCATATGACCCCTTTTCCCAAGAGCTATTGACATTTTCTTCATAAATGTAGCTGCAATGTTTGCTCCTCCAGCTACTTGAACAGCGTCTTCAAACGTTTTCGCATTATCAGCTTTCTTGATTAACCCATCAACAGAGTCTAGCACAAAACAATATTTATTTTTCTCATCATTTGAGGATACCAGCTGGCGCATTAAATCTACTACAGTCTCGTAAATGTTAGACTCAAACACAAAGCATGTGCCTTCCTCCCACTCTTCGTGATTGAAGACAAACTTTACTCCACACCTCTTAATCATTTCGTCAGAAAGTCTACCTTCCGCTTTGAAGTAAACCCCTTTTGATTTAGGCATCTTTAAGAAGTTCTTCATTACCTCCAAAGAAGCTGAAGTCTTCCCCCCTTCATTCATTCCGACAAACCTATGCAACCCGGGGCCAAAGCCTCCATCAAGATGATGATCGAATTCCAGAGATCCACTCGATACCCTGTAGTTTACCTGCTCTTCATAGTTGAAGTGATCTTCTTTATTGTTCTTCAAAAAATTGCCAACTAGATTTTTGGAGTCTATTGTCGCTGCTGTTTTTTTATTAGCCATATTATTCTTCTTCTAAAAAGTCTTTTACCGTTCTCTTCTTTCTCTTGACGAATCTATCCTCGCCGCTTTTTTCACCTAGATTGTATTCGGGGTATCGTGACTTGTCTGTCACATAATTAAACTCTCTGAACCTCCTGTCAAGCTTCTCCTTAACTTTTGAATGTTTAAAGTAAGCTAAGGATTCAAATCTCCTACCGAGGTTGACCACGTTCATGAATTCAAGTGAATAAAGATCCACTAAATCATTCAGCATCTTCATCTCCCTAGCATAAAAAAATCTTTTATTATTTTTAGGGTCTTCAACTAGCCTTTTTAAGATGTCTATTTTGCTTATCTTGGGTTTGGCGGTCTTAGGTTTTGCCTTTTTAGATTCGCCAACTTTCTTTTTTGTAAAGATGTGACCACAACCACAACAAGAAGCCCTAGTTGCGACAAAATCTTCGCAGCTAGGGCATTGCTTTTTACCTCTTGGCATAAAGTTATCCTAGCATAGATCAATATCGTTTGCAACCATTTTCCTGACTAATTCAAGAAAATTAGTTTGAGGTTTCCAATCAAGCTCCTTTCTTGCTAACGAAGAGTCTCCTAAAAGCAAGTGTACTTCAGCAGGACGATAGAATTCAGGGTTGATCTGCATTAAAATCTTATCTTCATGCATATATTTTTCATTAACTCCATGACCATCCCAACGACACTTCTCAGAACCAAAGCCGACAAAATTAAAAGCTTCTTCAACAAACTCACGAATAGTATGAGTCTCATTTGAACAAAGAACGTATTCTTTAGGCTTTTCTTGATTAAGCATCAACCAAATACCTTCGACGAAATCTTCAGCGTCACTCCAGTCTCGCATGGCATCTATGTTGCCCAATTCTAAAGGTTTGAACTCTCCGCTAGCATATTCTTTTTGAATACGAGCTACGTTCTTTGTGATTTTACGAGTAACAAACTCTTCTCCTCGACGAGTTCCTTCATGGTTGAAAAGCCAACCTTGAACTGCATACAGGTTGTAAGACTCTCTCCAAACCTTCACCATATGCCTTGCGCTAGCCTTAGAGACTCCATATGGGCTTCTTGGGCGCAATGGATGAAGTTCTGACTGGGGAGAGTGCAAAACATCCCCAAACTCCTCTGAAGACCCAGCATTGTAATAACGACATTTGCGGCAGTGTTTGCGTATCGCCTCAAGCTGATACAAAACCGCCATAGCGTTAGTCTCCATGTGATTCACTGGCATTTTCCAACTTACACCCACGAAAGAATTCGCTGCAAAATTAATAAAGTAATCTGGCTTCTCCTCCGCTATCACTATATCTGTGTTAGCCTGATCTGCAACGTCGAGATCAATAAGCTTGAAGCGCGGATTACCTACTAAATGAGCGATATTCTTATGATTCTTGACGCTCAATCTACGAACACCAGCAACAATAAGATGCTCTGTATTTTTCAAGAGATAGTCAGCCATAAAGCTCCCATCTTGACCTGTGACTCCTGTGATAATTACTTTCTTCATTTAAAATAAGCTTCTGAATTAATATTCTTATCGTCTATAAATAGATCATATACAGGTTTTCCGAATTTTAAAGTGTGATGTTTTACACCATAACGTTTAAATTGTTCTTTAGTCACCTCTGACCAGTCCTTACCAGACCCAGATCCTCTAGCTGTCCAGTATACAATAGTATGACCTTCATCATACAGTTTATTGATTTTTTCTATTCTGTCAAGGATTGGCTTGCTACCCTCGTAATCCATACCCTGAGTGTCAAAAATAGTATGGTCTATATCAACGTAGTAAATCATTTTCTTTTAAATACACAAAGAAGCTCTGGGCCATGTGCTGAAAATCCATTTAGAATATCCCCGCATTCAGATGATCTGCCCCGTTTTGTTATTCCGTATGAGATTAGATCAAAATCTTTAGACCAAAAAGATGCAAAACTATTTGGGCTTGGATTATGATAATGAGGTAAGAATTCTACATTGTCGGGGTTAACTGCTCTGTGTACTGGAACTTGAAGTAAAAGATACTCACAAGACATCTCCATGACTTTTTTATAAAATAATGAGACATCATTAAAATGTTCCCAAACATCTATAGCTATCAAAGCATCAAACTTCCCTTCAATATCTAAAAAATCACATATATGAACATTTGAAAATTTTTGTTCTAGAGTCTTTTTGGCTCCAACATCTATGTCGTTAACATGTAGTTCACAGTTTTCGAAGTATTTTCCGACTTTAGAGATTAGTTTTCCATCGTAAGCTCCTATCTCTAATATTTTTTTATTATCTAAATCACAACTTTTAACAAAAAAATTGCAGATATTCCCCGACCATAATTCTCTAAGTTTTTTATCGGGTAGAGGGTGGGTTTTTCTGTAAGTTTGATAATATTTAGATACCCACTCTTGTGACTTACCCCAATCTTGATAAAGATGCTTACAGCTTTTGCATTTGTAAGTTTTTTTGCTTACCTTTTTATATTCTGAGTCACAACAATGGCATTTCATAATATACTATTATAAATTATTTCTCCAATTTTAAACTGCCATTCATAATCTATATCAAAACATTCTAACTCGTTCATTGGAAATAGTTTAATACCTCCTTCTTTTTGGAAATCTCCCATAAATTTATTTTCAGATATTAAATCCATTCTAGATGCATATAAAACGTGAGCGCCTTTATAGGTTGGTTCTACAGCTTTTGTATTCATTAAAGTTTGATCACTAGGCCAAGGCGTTATTAATTTACCTTTTGAATCCCAAAAATAATCCTTTTGCTCTATAACCCCAAAAAGATTCTCTTCTTCTTGATTTAAAAAAGTTTTTAAAAATTTATCTATTGTTTCTGTTTTTAATAATGGAGAACAAGCATTTAATTTTACAACGTATTTAAATGGCAATTTGTCGTGCCACTCATAAATTTTTTGAAGTGAGTTGTCATTGTTTGCTGAATCATAGCTTCTCTTATAGATCTGTGCGCCATTATTATTAGCAATATCAATCAGCTCTTGTTCATAAACAGAAGCGAAAACATTATCAGATGGAATAATTGTAGATTTTAAAAGTTTTTGTAATCCTATTTCAAAAAGGTTAGACCCGCAAAATGGTCTAGTCATTTTCTTGGGAACTCGTTCTGAGTTGAGACGAGCTTGAACAACTATAGCTATGTCATTAATGTCCTTCATAAGCGTAATTATATTTACAAAATCTATCCTCAGACGACACAAAAATAGCCTCTAATCTATCACTACAGTTTTCCCAAGTTTTCATCATCTCTGTAAATGATACATTGATCTCTGGTCGCCAAGATATACTATCTCAACGCCATGTTTTTCTAAATGTTTTCGCAACTGGTATTCGACGTTATCTCCAAATCTATCCCAACAATCTTTGTATTTTGGATCGTAAGAATATGGTTCACTCTTGAGATACAAAGAACTAAATATATCCATAACGCGAGGAGAGCCGAAGGCAAAGCCGTCACACAACATCTCGTCCATGAAAATCATTGGGGCCACACAACTCCATCCACCAAATAAAAATATCTTGTTTTCAGAATTGTATTGTGTTTTGTAAATATCTTTTACAGGAATCTTTACGAAAGGATTAAACTCAAACCTACACCGAATAATAATATCGTAGTCGCCTTCAATCATTTGATGGCATTGATGCATTTTCCATAACTGCCTTTTCCGAAGCCATTGCCACTTAGACATGTTTGAATCGTTTAACGTGTCTTCTAAAGATTCATCTTCTATAAATTGTTTTTTTGTTTTTACAAGAGATAGCAAGTTTTCAACTTGGGAGTCATCAATTTTGTAAACAATCCCATATGAAGGTTGGTTTTTTCTCCAACCCTCCCCCGACTTTAGATACTCATAGACTTCTGAACTAGGCTTAAGTTGAGGTCTATTCAAAGTCTTGTGAGAAACAACATTAGATGTATATGCGTAAATGTCATCCACATCATCCATGAATGATTGCTTTTGTGAATTTAAAGCTTTGTTAAAAGCTCCAATTTGACCACTATAACATAACGCCGTTTTCATTGTTTTATTTTTTTATTTATTACTTAAAAAGTTGTTAAGCTCTGCAACTAGCCCACTATAATAAACAGCAGTCCTCATAAATGTTTAGGATGGTATCTTTTTCCTCCTCCGACATTTTTAAAAACGGCTTCAGGATAAAGCTTAAGGATATAATCCCAAAAAACATTATATTGGTACTCATAGACTTCAATTATTTTTTCTTTAGACAAGCCTGAAAAAGAGTATGGCATAGTTTTTTTTCCATGTTCAAAGGCGTGTTCTCCTTTGAATATAGGTTCAGGACCATCTAACCCTGTAAAAAATATTTTCTTAAAGCCTAGTTCTGCTGCAAAAATCAACATTCTAGCAGCTACACCAAGTCTAGAGTAAAATTTTGTATGCATACAGAAACAGTTTTTGTAATCTGAAAAATCAACATTAGACCACATTTTATTTATTTCAAAACCTAAAAATGTTCCATATTCTTGTATATAATTAACGAAAGGTTTAGAGTTTAAATTAACCTCACCAAGAATCATCGCTAAATCAACTTTTTTATTCTTGAGCTTTTCGTTCAGAAAGAAGTGGTTCATAGACCATAGATAGTCATAATCTATTGAATCCCAATCATTATTAGACGATGGGCCTCCTGCTACAAGCATTAAAGTTTTACCTTTATATTTATTAAAATGATCTTTATGTTGATAAACAATGTCATCCGTTACAACTAAGTTGTCTGAAAATTGCGGAAAAATAGACTGACAAAACTTTTCTGCGGGGCTAAAAGTTTTTGGCATTAAAGGGTGCTGGAAACAATCTGTTAAGTTTTTTTTGGTTTCCGCATTCATTTTATCTTTTAGCTATAGTAATAAATCTAGAATTGTTGTAGATTCTTTTAGTGTCGAAAGTTTTGAAACCTTCAACTCTTAGCATATCCTCTATGTATTTAGGGTTTGGAGCATACCAAGTAGTATAATCGCCATCAACCTCGTTTTCTGGATAGTACAAAAGTAAGGGTTTTTCTGTAATAAATGGATGCAAATATTTATTTGAGTCTTGTTCTACAATTGGATATCCATACCTTGCGCCCCAAAACTCAGCATTAATCGTTTCGACAACTAATGTTTCTTTTGTGATTGATGCGACATTTTGTAAAATTCTAACAGGATCTACTAAATGATAAAAAACACCCAAAAACAAACTTACATCCCACTCGCCAACTGTTTCTGGAGACAGGTTTTCTAAAAGCTCTACGCTATCTTTAACTTTAGACTCATTGATCTCTCTAGCCAGATTAAAACCTTCCATCCCGCTCCATCTATTGTCTAGAGTCCATCTATAAGGATCAATAGCTAATACCTCTTTTGCACCATTCTGCTCGGCATGAAAAGAGAAAAAACCATCACAAGCGCCAACATCTGCTACCGTTTTATCTTTAAATAGGTCTTCAGGAAATTTGAACTCTTGTAAGTCCAAACCGCTTTCTTTAGTGCCGTTTGTGGTTTGACCATTTTTTAAAGGGATTTGATGCCTCCAAGAAATTTTGTTTACTCTTTCTTCAGCACTGCCCTCACCACCTTTAGCTGCTTGATCATATTCTTGCTTGTGCTGTTTCAGGTAGCTTTTTTCAAGCCATTCTTTTTCTTTTTCTCTATTCATGAGTTCCGTAATTTTTTTCTTACTTCTGCTTCAGTTTCTGTAACTGAGATTTTCCCATCTCCAAATGATTGTTCTAGTTCTCTGACTCCACTAACCAGCTTGAAAAGACCTTGAGGCTCAACCGAAGCCATGTGATCAGAACCCCACATAGTCCTGTCGAGAGTTACATGACGCTCAATAATACTTGCCCCAAGATAAACTGCGGCCACAGTAGTGCCAAGCCTAAACTCATGTCCACTGTATCCAACTTGGCAACGATATTTGTCTTTTAGAGTTTTAACACAAGAAAGATTTAATTCTTCTATTGGGGCTGGGTAGGACGAATTACAATGTAAGACTGCGTAATCCTTAGCGTGAGCCTTTAGAATATCAACAGCTTCATCAATCTCCTCTTCAGAACTCATTCCCGTAGAGATGATTACTTTTTTACCAGTCTCGCAGGTTTTCTTTAGCAACTCTTTATCTGTAATGCTTGCAGAAGCTATCTTAATAAATGGAATATCGTATTGATTAAGAAATTCTAAACTATCTAAATCCCAAGGTGAAGCACTCCAAGCTATACCTTTCTCCTTGCAGTAACGGTCAATCTCATCATACTCTTCCTTGCCAAACTCAACCTTGTATTTGTAATCAAGGTATGTCATCTCTCCCCAAGGAGTATCACGCATGACAGACTTTTGATGTTCTGGAACGCAAACATCTGGATTGCGCTTTTGAAATTTTACCGCATCACAACCAGCGGCAGCAGAAATATCAATAAGTTTTTTGGCTATATTTAAATCCCCATTGTGATTAATGCCAATCTCTGAGATGATATAAGTCTTTTTCATTACTAGAGATAGTAGTCATTTTCACAAAAAAATCAACATAAAAATTCTTCAGACGATTGATACAAAAGCTCTCTTTGGTGGTTGTCAGGTCTATTATCAGGATAGTCTGTATGTCTTCTAAATTTATATCCAGTAAAAGATTGTCCAGAATGCAGATGCCCGGGTAGATCTTTGCACGGAGTAATGAATACATTTTCGTAAAACGCTTGTTTCCAAGGTTTAACTCTTATGTCACAACCATTAGCTAATAAAAAATAAAAACCAAAGCATTGTTCTGGATAATCTAGCTGTATATTCGGTAAGAAAGATTTTTCTGCATTTAGAGTGGTCATTAAGCACCCATTTTTGATTACCTCAGACTCACCCCCAAACAGATGCGAAGAAAAACAAAACTTATGTATTTTCCAGAACCCATTGTCTGTAGTATGGACCTTCTTAGGATTTTCCCTCATGTTATCTACAAATTTAGACAGGTCAGGATAAAGTTCGTCACTTCTAGCTCTTAAACAGTATTTTTTGGTGACTAACCTGCTCCCCTTCCAAGTTGTAAAAGCTTGAAAAAAACGACAACCTTGGTTGTTGATTTCCTGAAGGTTTTGTGGATACTTACTTAATACTAATTTATATTCGTTGCTAGTCTTGTTGAGTAAATTTAAATCTTCATCTTCCCAAGTAGAAACAATTATTTCTCCAAACCCTTGGCCATGATAACTATCTATAGCCTCGAAAGTCCTGTCATCTATTGGGCCTGTGATTATTATGGATATGTCTGAATTATGCATTAAGCTGCTGCTTGGCTATGTTTTTAAATCTATTTAAATCATGCTTAGATAAATCAATCTCGACATTAACCTTGTTTTTAGGGTCTACATAAATAGAACCAAAGGCTGACAGCTCCTTACAGAAATTAACATGATCGCATTCTCCGTCAGTTGACCATTTTACTTGTTTGATTATATCTGTGTAAGATAAAGCGAAGCCTCCAAAAGCTGAATTACACTTGATTGCATTTCCTAGAGACCAGTTCATTCTGTCCAATCCATTTTTAAATGGACAATCTGTCCAGTATAACCCCCTGTTGTTTGATTTATCTAGCAAAGGGTAAACATCATAGTAGGAATCTGAAGTCATTTCAAAAGCGTAGTCTGGGATGTTTTGCCTGACATTTGGAGTGACCAATACTGCATCTTCTAAACTTTTTATCAGTTCTAAGTGTGACTTTAAATTAGATTTATCAAAGTTGACATCAGAGTCCACCATCAATGTATATTTCGAAGAACTGTTTTTGAGCAGGTTTTTGCATTTGTTTCTAAACTCACAAAGCATTTGCATCCTCTCTTTATTTTGGACACTGCCAAAACTTTCTGCATCCAAATTTTCATGAAGAAACTTATGCGTTCTTTTCTCCAGCCACCGATTTAACAAAAGTACAGTGGAATCTTTTGAGTCATTCTCGTAAAAGTAATACTCAAAATCATAGTCAAGAGACTCTAAATCTTCTAACTGACTTAAAGTTTTAACAATATGTGACTCGCTATCGCGCCACAAAGAATAAACGGCTATGGTATCTCTCATGCTAATGCATGATTATACTCTAAAGCTCTTCTTCTTCAATGATTTCTTGTACGCTCTCTAAGAAAGGGAAGGCGTTTAATAAATCTTGATGATCAGCAAAGCCTTCATCATCCCAAACCCACTCGCTGTAAACTTCTTCTTCATCCCAAGCCAGAACTTCATTAGAAACCATCTGGCTAACAGGTTTTTTCGACCAAAACCTACAACTCCAATAACGAGGAGTAGTTTTGTCTTTAGCTGTATCACATTTATGCCTAGCCCTAAAACTACGACGACGAGCTGGATCATCCCGCTTGATTTCCATATTAGGATCACCAAACTTAACCATAATCACATTGCCAGTTTTTGGGTTTTTTACATAAACACCATACTTCTTTTTACCGTCTTTTAGTCGGAAGGGTTTATTTAAAGTTTTTTTTTCAGCCTCTGAAAACTCAAGATCTTCTGTTGAGTCATCTTGCTCCCACTCATTAGCACCAACCATAACTAGATCAAGGTGAGCTATATCAAACTCAATATCAGCAAAATCAACAAAAGCTTCACCTTCTTTTTCAAGGTGATACTCTTCAGAGCCTTTTGCTACGTCTTGATCAGCAGCACGGTAAGACTTTTTGACTTTGCCTCCCCTGACCATTTTAAGGAACATGTTAACGCGAGCCATAGCCCACTGACCTCTAGTCTTTCCGGGGCGGTGGCTAGAGGAGAAAGCTCCAGAGCCGCGACGATAAATTTTCTTTAGTTGGCCAAGGGTGACTTTTTTAGAGTGCTTCTCGTTATGTTCCTTAACTTTATTTTTAAGAGAAGTAATAACTTTTGCAGAAAATGTAATTGAGCCTCCTTTTCCACCAGCAGAACCCTTCTTATTCTTACTAGAACCTTTTTTGCGCTCTGATGGTTTTGCAGGAGTTTGCGCTCCACTTTTTGGTCCACTTCGCCTTGCAGCTTCAGATCGCTCCAAAAGCTCTTTAATTTTCTTAGAAAAGTCCAACTCCATTGTATTTTCCTTTACACTTATTTTAGATATAAATGAAATCAACCTTCACAAGATTTACATTCCATCATGGATCTTGCTAATTCTTGACTAGGATTGGCGCTTCTCTGGTAATAAAACCCCTTCAAACCATTTTCCCAGCCATAAATCATTAATTCACTAACTTCTTTTGCGGGGGTTTTTGGAGCCACCATGATATTCAGAGATTGGCCTTGGTCAATATACTTTTGTCTTTGGGCTGCTTGAATAACAATTTCTTTTTGGCTGATTTCCCCAAAAGTCTTGAAGACATTCTTTTCTTTGTCCGAAAGGAAGAGTAAGTGCTGAACAGAACCGCCAGTTTCAAGGATGCTCATCCAAGTGTCTCGGTTATCCTGACCTTTTTCAGATAGAAGTTTTTTGAGATAAGGGTTTTTGAAGGTGAATTTTCCTTTAGCTAGATTTTTGGTGAAATAATTGCCATTTAAAGGTTCGATAGATGGAGAAACCTGACCCAAGATAAACGAGCTACTTGTAGTTGGAGCAATAGCTAGAGTGGTGGTATTTCGACGACCATGCCCCTCGCAATACATAGGCTCTC